ATGAAATGTTTTCAAATATTGAACAGTGAGGTTTTAATAATTAACGAGGAAAAGATGTATAAGGATAGCCTTGATAACTTTATTATTGATGGCGGTAGTTTACAGGCTGGAGAGGTAACATTAAGCGAGGTAATCTATGACGACCAGCAGAGCCATGCTGTCGTAAATGGTGATTTTTGCGATAAACCGATTAAAGCCATTGAGGATAAAATCGCTGCTATTGATTCCTATATAGCCGCTAAAGCTGCCAGGGAATATGTGCCACCGACACTCGAAGAACTGCGTGAACAGGCATTAAACTACCAATATCAAAAATATGATGCTCAAAAGCATGCTGTCGTATGGCTACAAGACGGCAGCGGCTACGGCTTCGATTGTAATGACGATGATCAGAACAACTGGCAGGTTGCTTTGACACTTATGGAAAACGATATCACGATGTACAGGGTTTATACAGATAAAAATAATTTGTTTAAAAAGTCATTTTTAGAGGTAACGCGTGATCAGATGATGGAAGCAGGAAATCTTGTAAAAGCGCAGCAATATGCGGCTTACAGCGGATTTAAAAAAGTGAGTGCCGAAATTGCTAATTGCACAACAGCAGAACAGTTAAAACCATATTTGCCAACAGAAAGCGCATAAATACTGCTTTTATAACGATTGTGTGTGATGAAAATCATCACACACAAATTACTTACGTTTTAACGGCTTTATTAATGGATTTTCAAGGTATTGCTGTAAAAAAATACTTGCAAATTACTTACAAAAGGTCAATAGCCTTTTTTAGCTGGCGTAGATTTTTATGGGTATATGTGCCGTCAGTAATATCCTGTGTAGCATGGCCTAATATTTTTTTGATAGATAACTTATTAGCGCCTTTATCATCTAACCATGTAGCGCAAGTATGGCGGCACTCATGTGGTTTATGTTTGCAGCGAGTAACTTTCATAACCTTGTCAAAGATGCGTAGAAAGCGGTGGTATGTCAGTTGCTTTCCGTCCGGGTCTGTAATAAGAGTTTTCCCTGGACGCTGCAGCCAATAGTCATAATATTGCACGATCTTTTTGCTTATAGGTACTAGCCTGTTTCTACCAGCCTCGGTTTTACTTTCTCGTATCCGGTAAAATCGGGAATGCAATTTTACATCGTTTTTTTCAAGTGCTAAAAATTCGCTTGGCCTTGGTCCGCTATAACACATCATTATTACGATCATTGCATAAGGAGCTAGAGGATCATTACTGTCAGCAAGCGCTTTAACCCTATTAAGCTGGCGGGTATTAAAAGGTTGTTTCGTTTTGGTCCTTTTGGGCAGATCAATATCTACAAATCGTGATATGTCAGCAGTAGGCGGTATGATTTGATACTTAACGGCATAGTTATAAATATTATGATATAGTTGCCGTACTTTTTTCTGTGTAGCATGGCCAATACCTTTGTCTGACAGTTTTTTTATTACGGCCTGTAAATCGGCAACTTTAAGGCTGGTAAGAGGCTTATTGTGCAAAGGCTTGCAATATCCAAAAATTACTTCATAATTTTGGGCCGTGACGCTGGCGATCTTAGCTTTACGCTCTGCCATTTCCAGCTGATAGGCTTCACCGAAAGTAATCAAAGACGGGAGATAAATAGACGGGTCTTTATTGCAATCAGCCAAAAAGATTAAGGCTTCTGCATGTGTTGGAAAATAACCGATGTACTTGGATCTACCGTTAATTGTTTTAAGTACGGCCCAAGGCCTGCGACGGCTACCGTGCAAAAAAATAATACTACCAAAGCCATTTGGTAGTTTCATGCGTTTTCTTTTTTTAGTATTCAAAATATCAGCTCCTTTAGGAGCATTATACAGGAGGCAAAAATGAACTGGGAATCTTTTAAATTTGCGGCTATTGGAGCTGCTCAAACTTTAGCACAAGGTTGGTCGTATAAAGCCGTAATAGCGGCAATGTTAGCTATGATTTTGCATAAGCACGCTATATTGTTTTATAGCTTTGCTTTTTTAGTATTTATTGATTGTTTTACCAAATGGGTATCGATATCCTATCTGCATCTAAAAGATAGTGGTATTGAAAATCCGACTATCCTAGAATCTATTAAAGGAATAAAAAAAGCCAGAGCTGCCAAAAAGATAAAAAGTGAAGTTATGAAACACCGTTTCCTTGGAAAAATCGGTGTTTATTTAATTTGTGCGTTGTCTGCAGCTGTCGTTGATGTAGTTATGAGAGTTTTAGATAAACCTACTTGGGCAGTTATGACGGTTATTGGATATCTTGTTGTAACTGAGCTACTTAGTATTATCGAAAACTTAAATGATGCTGGCGTGGAAGCTATGAGTGGATTGATTGTTTTTGTTAAAAAGAAACTATGATTTCTAAATTTTTTATGGAGTGTGATTAATATGGCTTTGTATGTAAGTAAACATTGGAGCGTAACGGAGTGGGATTGTCTGCAACGTAGCAGGAATGAGTATGCATGGGACGAAAATGGTCGACTATGTACAAATGATGAAAAGACTGCTAACTTATTTCGGTTGCTTGATATGCTGAGGGATTGGAATTCTAATTGGGTTATTAATACTACTAATGCTGGTTATAAAAGTGGCTTTCGAACTATAGAAGTGAACTTAGCTGTTGGTGGAGAACCTAACAGCTATCATACTCGTGGCTGTGCAGCCGACATCCATATTTCGGGACAGGACGATACTGATACCGCATTGGCAGATACGGTCATTGCTGCAGCTAAAGCATGGAGCATTGAAGATCAGCTGGGGATTGGTTATTATGGCGATTGGATTCATGTGGATACCAGGGGCTACAGTAGCAGGTGGTGACGAATGTGTATGAAAAAATCAAAAGTTGGATATCTAATAATCGCTTTCTTGTTGGTATGGGCGTTGGCGCAGTTCTTTTTCTTGCCTGTTACCTGTTCAGCCGAGCCGGCATACATGATAACGGAAAGCGAGCTGGCGACACTGGAACAAAACTCAACCAGGCAATTGGAAATCAGCAGGAAATTAGCGCTGGAATTACAGATAGCAAGGGAACAGCAGACGCTATCGGATCAAGCATCGAGCGAAGCCAAACTGCAAATAAATCAGCTGCAGAAGCAGTTGACAGAGCTGGAAGCCTGGTCGAAGAAGCAGGAAGAATTGCAGCAGAAAATCTTGAAATCCTTGCCACCGTCCGCGCCAGGGGTTCTGCGGGAGATCGGAGCCAAGATTGATATTGATCACTATGTTACAGGTATCAGCTACGGAGTGAGCCGCCGGATAGGTAGCAAATATATAGGATTTCGAGGCGAGTATGATTGGCAAGATAAAAAAACTGGTGTGTGGGTAACATATGCGTACTAAAAGAGTAAAAGCCTACCGGTTGCGGTAGGCTTATTTTTATGTAGAAAACAAAAACGCAGAGTTTAAAATGAGTTTAATATTTTTCTGAAAAGTTCGGAATATAAAAAATATACATAAAATTCCAAATAAAACAACACCATTTACCGTGATACGATAATAGAACCAATGCAATAATTGAAGTTGTTCGTCTGTAATTGATATAGATTAAAATTTTTTTTAATATATAGCAGCATATGAACAGAAAAGTAAGGCGCTACCTTTAAGGTAGCGCCTTTTTTCCTTTTTATAAAATTTTGAGTTTAATGACAGGCGTAAAATTTTAATTACGCAGCAGTTGTGTTGTAGTGTTATGAACTTTATTGCTATAATGAGAGTTAACAAGAAACGTGAAATTATTTTTAGGAAAGGAAGTGTAAAGCATTGGAAAATATACTGCAGGGACTTAATGCGTCTCAGCTTGAAGCTGTTACTTCTACGGAAGGATTTATACGTGTTATAGCTGGAGCAGGGTCAGGTAAAACAAGGGCTCTGGCTCGGCGTTTTGCCTATCTGGTCAATGAAATCGGAATTTTGCCGGGGAATATTCTATGTGTAACTTTTACTAATAAATCGGCGAATGAAATGCGTCAGCGAATCCATAACCTGACTGGTGATAATGATACTGGTTATATCAGTACTTTCCATAGTTTCTGCGTATCTGTTTTACAGGAGGACAGCCATGCTCTGCAATATCCAAAAAGCTTTCTTGTTTTAGACAATTCTGATATCGATTCTATGCTGAAAATTATTTACGAGGAACGTGGATTGACGCTTAGAAATATGACTTTCAGTAAAGCACGGGATATGATTGAAATCAGAAAACTAATTAAAGAACCGAAATATTATCTGGATATGCTCAATATGTCATTAGATACATTGAGACAGAAATATCTTACTGCAACAGAGCCGTCTGATATAATTTTTTATGGTTATTTATATCAGGAGAAAAAATGCTTCGGACTAGATTATAATGATTTAATTAAATTTACCTTATATATTTTCGAACAAAATGAAGCTGTTAAAATAAAATGGCAGCAACGTTTGGAATATATCATGATTGATGAATTTCAGGATATTGATGAACTGCAGTACAAATTGATGTCAGTATTGTGTGGTTACCATAAAAATCTGTTTATCGTCGGGGATCCAGACCAGACGATTTATACCTGGCGCGGTGCTAATGTGCGCTATTTACTGGATTTTGATAAGATTTTTCCAAGTGTAAAAACTATAATGATGATGCAGAATTATCGCTCTACACCGCAGATAGTTTCGGTCGTTAATGATTTGATTGATAAAAATAAGTTTAGGATCAAGAAAAATCTTATGCCAACTATTGCAGACGGAAGGAAGGTTATATGCCATCATGCAGATACTTCTGAGCGTGAAGCGATGTGGATAGCAGAGCAGATCCAGGCATTGCATGGCGAGGGGACTTCTTACAGGGAAATCACTGTTTTATATCGTGCGCATTATATTACCAGAATCGTAGAGGAAGTTTTTTTACGTGAAAAAATACCTTACGCTATTTACAGCGGGGTGCAGTTTTTCAACAGAATGGAAATAAAGGACGCTTTGGCATATTTACGGTTGATTGCATATAAAGATGATCTGGCGTTTTTGAGAGTAGTTAATGTTCCTAAAAGAAATCTTGGGGAGCGGCGCATAAAATTTTTGCAGGAATATGCAGTCAAGCACCAATGCTCTCTGTATATTGCTTTAGAGACAAATTTGGATAATGAAATTTTTAAAGGGACAAAAGCCGCACAGTTTGTAGCATTGATCGAAAATTTTGCCGCTAATTATGCAGAAAGACAAATTTCGGAATTGCTGGCTGCAATTTTAAATGAGAGTGGTTATGAAAAAATGCTGCGGACAGAAGGAAGTCAGGAACGTCTGGATAATCTGGCGGAACTTAAACAGTCGGTTTATGAATATGAAACTTCCTGCGGGGAAGAAAGTACATTGGAACATTACTTGTCACATGTTGCTTTGTTTACTAACAACGATGCGGCTGATAATAGTGATAAAGTAAAATTAATGACGGTACATTCGGCCAAAGGTCTGGAATTTCCCTATGTATTTTTATGTGCGATGAATGAGGGTGTTTTCCCGTCTAAGAAAACAGATACTATACAAAAGATGGAGGAAGAGCGCAGACTCGCTTTTGTTGCAATGACCCGGGCACAGAAAGGGCTGTATCTTTCTGAAGCTGAAGGTAGAAATTTTGATGGCTCTCCGCGCTATCCGTCGCGTTTTCTGCTGGATATAGAGCCGGCATTGCTTGATTATACACAAAAGCCGCAGGAAGGTTTGATAATAGAAACAAAAGATTATCTTGTTATCAACGAGCGTTATCTTGCTGATGAAGAAAATCAGTTGTCACTGGCTGTTGGGCAGCGTGTAAAGCATAATATTTTCGGTTCTGGTACTGTTGTTGATGTAGATTTGATCAAGGCTGCGCATCTTGTGAAATTTGATAATATTGATACGCCGCGCAGTATTTCTTTCAGGGCGAAATTAGAAAAGGACTAGATACTTTAGGTAAGATAATCAAAAGAAGTCGTATTAAACGCATTTCAATTGAGAAATGCGTTTTTCTTTTTGTGTTTTTCGCAGCATTCATTTATAATTATTGTAAATGATGTTAATTAATTTTAGGAGCGGAGGTGCAGTATGCGCTCAATAATAAAGGTTTTAACTTGCGTTCTGCTGGCGCTGGTTGTGTTTGTGCCGGTTAGAACAAGCTGGGCGCATGAGTATACGCCTGCGGAAAAGAAAATGATTGATGCGGCGTATCGTGATGCACATTGGACTACAGTTGCAGCAGCAGCCTGTATAGGAGCATATTCCCCGGAAAATGCTCCGGAATTTGGTTATTTGCGCGATTATGGCTGGAAGATAGTACCGCATAAAGTAAAAAAAGGAAAATTGGAAGCCAATTTTATTGTGGCAAAAAATAAAACCCGACGCGGCAGGGATGTTTATATAGTTGCTTTTCGCGGCAGTGCCAGCAAGAGTGACTGGACTGTCAACCTGAACACCGATAAGGTGCCGTACGGCGGCCGCAGCCTTGAGGAATTTATTGAATATGCAGGACATTCTGAAAAGGATAAAACTGTACCAATGGTACATAAAGGCTTTAATGATTACGTCAATACTGTTTTAGAAACAATGGTCGATACTAATGATGACGGTATTGATGAGGTTTTGTTTAATGAGATTTTGGCTAATACAGATACACGTGTATTGCTTACCGGGCATAGCCTGGGGGGAGCTGTCGCTACATTGCTGGCAGAACGCCTTGTAAGTATGGGGATAGATAAAGATCGTGTGCCGGTTATAACTTTTGGCGCGCCTGCCATAGGCAACGCTGCTTTTGCCGAAGTCTACGGTGATAAGATAGATCTGCGCAGAATAACTAATAATGCTGATCCTGTGCCGGGCAGCCTGCAGACATTTTTTGGAGGCTACAAGCAGTTTGGAAAGCATCATAAATACAATCTTTCCCGTAAGCTGAGTGATTTTCAGCATGATATGGGAATGTATTTTGATTACAGCATGCGAGAATATTATGCAGCTTTGGACAAAGCAGAGGCTGCCGGTGTACGTGAAAAACTACCCATGCAAAAACTTGAAGGAACGGAACCGTTAGTAGCTGTTTGGATCGGCAGCAGTCTTGAGGTAGATAAAAGGGACTATGTGCCTGATATTAAAAGGTTTATTATGAACGAGTATCAAATGATGCTGCCGCGGTATGTGATCGTAGATACGGAAACAAAACTTTATGACGACAGTGTCTATGCAATGGAAAAATTTTATCAGAAAGCGCGGGAGCTGGGCGCAGATTATATTTTGATCGCTGAGATTGATGGACGGGTGCTCAATGACAGGGAAAAATGGTATATCAATATGAATCAAAGCGTATTCACAGTTGATGGCAGACTGATAACGATGAATAGTTTTGCACGTTTTGTTTCACCGGTTTCCGGGAATATTCAGGCAACAACTTTTGTTTTAGAGCAAAGCCGTGAGGAGCTAAAAAAGCATCTGACATTTGTCAGGTTAGATCAGCACGCTTCGCCTCGCCGGCTATGATCAAAATTTTATAAATAGGTGTGAGAAAAGTATGAAACAAGAAAAGCTGGAAAGTTTAGCCCAGGAATTAGTGGCTTGCAGAGAATGCCCTCTGCGGGAAGCAGCACAGGCTCCTGTAGGCTGGTTTGGTAATTATGACAGTCCGATTGTTTTTGTGGGCGAAGGACCTGGCGGCGTGGAGGATGACTACGGCTGCCCTTTGATTGGTCCGTCTGGACAGTTGTTGGATAAGGCTTTGTGGGCTGCCAAGATGACGCGTGACCGTATTTTAACGACCAATGTTATCAAATGCCGTCCTAAGGGTAACCGCACGCCGAATATTGCAGAAGCAGATTTCTGTGCACAGCGTTGGCTTGACAAGGAGTTGGCGATATTACAGCCTAAAGTTGTGGTTGCTTTGGGCAGTGTTGCTTTACATTATCTTGGCAATCAGGATATGCGCATCACCAGAGACCGTGGTAAATGGTTTAAAACAAAACATGGTTTTGATTGTATAGCGACTTTTCATCCTGCGTATTTACTGCGCATCAGTAATATTAAAGCGCTTAATGCAGCAAAATGGGACGTTTTTCATGATTTGGAGGCAGCAAGGGATAAAGCGTTGGCGGCAGTGCCTGATTATAATTTGATGTCTGAAGAGAAAACCGACCTTTTTAAATTGTTTCAACGACGTAAATAA